TGTCAACTTGCAAAGCGAAGTCATTACCGTCGATTGGCGTAATGGTGACGCGCTTTGCTGCACGACCCGTGGTGTCACCTACCCACTCAATCTTTTCGACCTGCTTGCTCAGGTCATATCGATCCGCGCTCTGCTTCCCGTTGATAAACGCTACGCGGTCGTAGTTGCCCTGCGTAGCCTCAAGCATGATGTGCTTCAGCGCAAGGGCTAGCCAGCCGTCCGTAGTTTCAACGAACGGCGCACGTGGAATAACTGCCTCGTTGATCTTTTTGTTGTATGCCTCTTCAGCGCGCTCAACACGCTCATATGCGTCTGCTTGTGCTTCGGTGTTTGGAACCGATGCTGCAAGTTCCGCCTGAGCCGCAGCGAGTTCATCAATGATTGCCTGTCGGTCAACAACTGCCGGAACAAACCCGATTTTTCGCCCGGCCTGTCCCCAGTCGCTTTGAATCTCCTCAACAAACAGCACGCGCTTGCCGTCCGCATCGACGCGGTCGTTCAGTCGGAAGTGGACGAGGACGTTCGGCTGGTCCCAGTGGCTGCTCTTGAACCCTTGCTGTTCGCGCTCACGAATACGACGCTCCGCTCGCAATGCTTCTATTTGAACGTTGAGATTCTGGAACTTCTCAAGGTCGTTCAACCACCCACGGTTTTCGACAAATGACCTGAAATCACCACCAACGTCATCAATCCATGCATTGATTTCTGGTTGCCATTCAGCCTTGCTCGGATGATCCTTGAGCCATTGGAACATTGTAAATGGACTTGGCATTCCTTCAACGGCGCCAGAAATGATGCGAACAAATTCACCTACGTTAGATTCGTATGGCTCTTGCTGTTTTCGCAGTTCTAGTTGTCTGTCTTGTATGTCTTCCGCAGTTTCACTAGCGATCTGCTGGGCTTCCATAAGTGGGAATCCAGCAGCGACCAATTCGTTGTATCGCGCTTGCTCTGCTGCCCTTGATGTAATTACCGAAGGCAGCGTAATCAACACCTCGCGGTAGTTATCGCCACCAGGAAGTGTGTATTGACCGAACTTCGTCCTAGTACCGAGCTGCACGCGCTCCACACGCACGCCGTTGGTCTCGAGGAACTTGGCCACAGACTCTTTCGTGACCTTGCCATCCTGCATTGCGAGCCAGTCCTTCAGCCCGCTCCAGACAACTTCTTTGTCCTTGATTTCACCCTTGTTGACAAGTGACTGAATGACCTGCCCCCACCCGGACGGCGCAAGGCTCTTGGCGTCGATTGCATCGACTGCCTTGGCGAGCGCGGAGTAGAAGCCTGGGCTGACAGGAGCCTGCTCAAACACCTTGGGGCTCGTGATGTCGAAGCGGCGAGACAGCGGGACGACGTTGCCGGACTCGTCGCGGGTGACGGGGTCGGCGAGTTTGACTTGGGACGGGTCGCGAACGGCGATACCGACCGTCTCGCCGTCAGCCTCTGTGGTGCGGAAACCGTCAAAGCCCTCGCGCCACAACTTCTCTACCAGCCACCATTGATCGGTGTAGGTAACGAGGTTTGACAAACCCGTATTGCCATACTTGACGCTGGTTCCCTGTGGACCACTAATCTCAAATTCCTGATGGGTCAAACCCTCATCCCTAGCCTCTTGAGTCAATCGGCGATACAACGCTAAATGCTCTGGATTTGATTCAGGGCTGAACATGTTGTCAATGCGCAACTTGACGCGCATGACACGCGGCTCACCTTCTCCGGTGCGATCCAAGTACTCACTCGCATATTCGCGGTTCGGCGAGAAATACAGTGCTGGTCCCCAGTTGTATGTATCGCCATACTTGAACGCCGAGAAGTCCTCTGCATCCGTACCGTGGAATGCCTCAATCCGATATCCCTGCGCATACGCAGCTTGGTCCACCATGTATGCAGCTTGGTCTATGTCATCACGCTGAACGGCATCAAGATAAAAGGCATCACGTCGTTGAATTGCTGTTGGCCGTTCCTTCTCGCGCTGTCGGACCAGAGCGAGCAATGGATGCTGGCCGCGTCTACCCATTTCACTTGGGAGCGAAGTAGATCCTCCACCCCGGCTTGACACACCGGCCACGCGGTTTTTGGCATCTTGGTCCAACAAGTCATCAACTTCCTCTTCCGTCACAAGACCGAAAAGGTTGACTTCCTCTATCAGTTCGCGTGCATAGATTTCATTTCTGATGTACTGATTCATCGCTCTGCGCAGAGCAACACCATCAACTTTAGGTATTTGTGCCGCCTGCTCAAACACTTTGGGACTCGTGATGTCGAAGCGGCGAGACAGCGGGACGACGTTGCCAGCCTCGTCGTACACAACCGGGTCGGCAGACTTCACCTGTTCCGGTCGCGTGGCGACGTAGAACGTAGAGAGATATTGTTCCGTATTGCGAAGCGTGTCGATGTTCTGCCGAGACATCGTTTCTAGATCGCCTTCAAGGATCCCCTCAATGCTCAACTCGCCTTCGCGCCATGTTGGATCGAACTGTGACTTTACGTTTTCAATCTTTCCGGGATTGAGATAAAGATCCATTCGTCGGCCATACCAACCTTCCGGCGAACTGGTCAACCAGATGCCAGGTCCGGACTTGCCGCGTTGAATATCAAAGGTTGTAAACGGCTGTTCCGATTCGGTGAAGTGATACACGGGAATTGTGTACCCGGCCGCCATCGCAGCCTCGTCCACCATGCGCTGCGCCGTCGCCATGTCGCCGCGCTCAACGGCGTCGAGGTAGTTGGCGTCGATGCGGGAGGCTTGTTGCAACGCCGCAGACTGCCGCAAGACATCGCCGTTACGCCGCAAACGCTCACGCATTGTTGCGAGACGTGCTTCGTGGGCTTCTAGTGCAGCAAACGCTTCGCGTCCAAGTTCCTCGTCTGTGACTTCGGGACGAGGAGACATTTGCGTCAGCATGGCAAAGTCGCCGCTAGTGCGAATGTATTCGCCAAGTTGTTGCGTGGTATAACCCTCTTGCCTTGCTAGGGTTGCCGCTTGCCGCATCAATTCTTCCACGCCGTATCCGGTCGTAATCTGTGGTTCTACCTCTCCGCCAAAGGGACTGATGGTTTCCTCGCCACCAGACGGATCGTCTTCTTCCACCTCGCGCTTGTCCAACTCCGTTTCTAGCGCGTCAAGATCCGACTGGATTGCTCCGACCTCGTATGCGTAGTCGGCTAGTTCGCGCACCTCAGAGTCGGTCAATTGCGCAATCAGTTCCGGTCTCACGGCCTGCTCAAGCGGCTGCCCCTCCTGCACCGCCTGGGGTCCGCGAACGCGGTACGGATACCGCTCGTAGAACTGCTCAGGCGTAATGCCCATACGCGCAGCCTGCGTCACGGCGAGGTCGCGGAACAGCTCGGCATTGGCGCGGACTTCAATGTCCTGCATGCCCGTCTGGCGCAACTGATCGGCTACGGTCGTCTCTACTTTCTGGGCAGACTCCACAAACGCGGCGTCTGCTTCCTGCCGCTCGGCCAGAGCAGCCTGGGCTTCCTGGCGCAACGCATCGCGCTTACGGCTGAACTCCTGTGCCTGCGCAACGCTCATAGCCTCCGGGCTCAAGCGAACGTGCGGGCGAAGCGCGTCACCAAGGGGCGTGCCGGCGAGCCGAGCACCGTAGACCGACGTGGGGATCGTCACGTCGCCGCCATTCTCAAGGGCGTTGCGCAACTGCTCGCGGATGCCTGGGATCGACTGCTCCAACTGTTCGGCGCTCAGGCCGCTCTGCGCGAGAACTTGGGCCGCAGCCTCGGCCTCAACGTAAACCGTGTCGGCAGTCGTACCCTTGGCCTGCCGGGCGAGGAAACCCTCGTAGGCGTCGAGGTTGCGCTTGGGGAGCTTGCCGTCCTTCTTGGCTGCGTCGAGGCCGTCGAAGAACTCCTGCTGCTTGGCAGCGACGTCTGCACGCTTGACATCAACGACGAAGTTTGCGGTCGGGCCGATACCACCCAACACGAGGCTGCCTTGGAATCCTGCAATGCCAGCGTCAACCAGCCGCGTCATTGCATCCTTGAATGACGTTTCGCTGTCGATACCGTCCATTGCTTTGGCAATTTCCTCGCTGGCGATTGCCACGAGTTCCTGACCAACTTCCTCAGCGGTGTTTGTGCCAACCTGTTTGGTGTATTCCTTGCCTGCAATCGCCATTGCTGCGCGAGTAGTTGGCTTGGCAATAGCCGCATCGACACTTTCCTTTATGAACTTTGTTGCCAAAGTCTTGAACGGACCAGCAGCGATCTTGGCGCCGGCCAGTTCAATGATGCCGTTCAGCAACCCGCCAGTCAGGGCGGCATATTGAGCCGTGTCTGGATCAACGCCCTCGTTGACCATATCGCGGTACAGGTTTCCTGCCTCAGTCTGCGTCGTGGTTGCCATGAGGCCGCCGGCACCAAACGAAACAAACCCGGCTGCTGCACCCTTTGGACCAAGAACAGCACCACCAGCAGCAGCTCCGGCAAGAGCGGTAGTTCCGACAGACCTAGCCGTTGCCAACTGTTGGGCGACAACCTCTGCCGTCATTCTCACGATGCCGCCTGATGGGATCGATCCAAGACGCTTATCAAGAAACTCAAGGCGTGCAACGTCAGCTGGCGTTGCCGAACCAAACATCTGCCGAGATGCTAATTCGCCACGTTCAACAATCAATGTCCCACGCTCCGCGCCACCGACAATGTCAGCCTGTGGCTTGAAACCAAAGAACCAATTCGGTGCATCCAGAACTGATGCGACCGTGTCGAACAGACTCGACGTCTTGTTCAACGAGTCCAGATCGTCGTGCGCCTGCGCTGCGAACACTGGGTCAAGCAGCGACTGCGCAAGGCGCGGGTTGTTCTGCAACATACCACTGCGTTGCACGCTGGCAATCATCGACCGCCGACGCAGTTCGTCCATGTTTCGCAAGCCCAAATCCTGACCAATGCCTAGAGGCTTGCCCAGTTTCGTCGCCTCGGCGGCTTGGTCTGGATTGATGCCCATGACAGCTGACAACGATCCAATAGCCGGCGGTTGCGACAAGGCTCGCATAGATGGCGCCAATTCCATGAATGGGTTGTCAGGCTGCGCGACGGGCTGCGCAGGCTTCTGATACATGCTGGAAGCGATTTCAAGGAACGGGTTGACTTCCGTCGGCGTTTCTTCGTTCTGCATTATGGGTTTGCCTTCTGTCGGCGCTGGTACTCAAGGTACATAGTCGCCATGTTGGCCTGATTGACAGCTTGTCCGTTGGCTTGCAATGCCGTACGAATCTGTGCCTGCGTCTCAGTTGGAATCTCGGCCACGATGTCGGCGTATGCCTCAGATGCCTGTTCTGGTGTCATGGCTGCGATGACATTGCTTTCTCCGTACTCGTCAAACGCACGGTCCAGCAACAACGTGTCAATGACGTGCTGCTTCTCATCACGGTTGAGCGACCTACCAAGGCGCGTCTGCTCGTACGAGATGGCTTGCTTGACGTTGTCGCGGAACAGCAGGCTTGCACGCAGCTGATCCTTGTCCCTAATACTTGGAAACGCCAGAGTGTCCAGCCCATTGCGCACCAGCGTTGATTCCAACTGGTCAGCATCGACCGAAGCCTGCGCCATTTTGCTCGGGTCCGCCGTGTCCTTCAACAACTTGACGTACGTGCCTGGCGTCAGGCGATTGCGGTTCTTGTCCAAGTAATCGACACTCAACACGCTCGGATCACGGGCGATCTCCTCCATAACGACGAGTTCGTCGGTTTCCCTCTGCCCACTCAGCAACTTGGCCTGATCGGTCGGCTTCAGCGTGCCCCACAATTCAGGTGGGATCTGTCCGACGTTGTTGCCGGGGACCGCCAGGAACTCGGTGATCGAGTCCATGCGACCACGGTATTCCTCCTTTACGAGCGCTTCCTCCTGCGCAAACTGCGTCCGTAGGTTCGACTGAACTTGCTTGCGAACCTCGGGGTCTTGGATGCGCTCGGCCACGGTCAGAGCATCGCGCAGCGTCAGCGGTCGGCGTGCCTCGTCGCGGTCTGAGTTGTCCAACGAGTTCAGGTTGCGCGGGTCGATGGCTTCGCCGTTGCGGTTGGCGGTGTATCCGATGCGATACAGGCCGTCCTCGGCTGCATCGTCCTTGCCCACCATGCCGAGCAGCCCGCCGCGTGTGACTGTTTGGCCTTCCGCAAGCATCCCGAAGACATCGACATTGTTGAGCGTCAGCGTGGTGCCATCGGTCGTTTCAATCGTAACCGTGTTGCCATCGACGCTCGTGATGGTGCCGTTGGCCGGCGCGTTGACGGGAGCGCCCGGAGGCGCCTCAATGTTCACGCCCTTGCCATCGACGTTGATGCGACCGTTCTCAATGATCTGGTCAAAGTTGCCCGTGCCGGCGGGCGTGTCGAGCACCCCGGTCGTGCGGATATTCGTAGTCAACTCGTCCACCATCTGACGCTTGCGGTTGGCGTCAAGCGATGCAATCATCGCGTCACCCTTGGCTGGATCGATTCGGTTGAGCTCCAACTGCTTACGCACGTAGTCGAGCCCGTCCTGATACTGGCTGTCCATCATCAGTCGGTTCACGACGCCCTGCGCAGCCTGCGTGTAAACCGCGTTCTCTAGTTCGCGCATCTGGGCGCTGTCCTCGGCGTAGCCGCGCAGACGACCCACGGTGCGGATCTCATTCAGCGCCACGCCGAGGTTGGTGTTGTATGCGCCGGTCGGGAGCCCGTCGGTCGTGACGGCATCGCGCTCCTTGTAGTCCACGATGGCGAGACTGATGTACTGGTTGGCCCGAGCGGTGGCCTCGCCGGCAGCGTAGACCTTGACTTGCTGGTCCCGGTGCGTCTGCACCTGCGCCTGGAAGGTCATCATGTTGCGGGCGAGGACGTTCTGATAGAGCCGCTTCTGGCCCTCGTTCAGGCGGTCCATGCTCGCCTGTCCGGCCTGAATCAACTGCTCGTTGACGCTGACGTATGACGTTTCGGCGTCCTTGCCGGCGGTGTTCATGTAGCCGTTCTGGCCACGCATGATCTCGTTGGCCTGTTGCAGGAATGCGACGTCGCTTTCCTTGGCAGCGGCCTCGTCAATCTGGTCCTGCATCGCATCGCCGATGCTGAACGCCGTCATGCCTGCGCGGGTCAACTGCTGTCCGAACTGCTGGACCTGCTCGCCCGTGTAGTTGCGCATTGGCTCCACGGCGGGAGCCTGGAACTGGCCGATGTCACCACCTCCGGGCGGGGTGACTTGCGGGACGAAGGTGGTCGGGACGGTTGGCATGGGTACCTCAGAATCGTTCGGTGGCTACGCCTTGCAGCAGTTCGTCAATGCGCTTGTTACGGGCCCAATTGGCGCCGATATCGACTGCGCTTCCGAGCAGGCTGGTAGCAGCCCCGAAGCCCGGCATGATCGTGCCGGCTGCGCTCGATAGGTTCCGGCTTGACAGTTCGGCCATCGTGGCCTGCGTGCCGAGGTTGAACGCCTGCAACCGGGCAGCCTCCTGCGCTCGTACGGTCGATGCGTTGATGGCGAGCCGGTCGATCTCCTTGACCAGGTCCATGCTGGCGACGACTTCCTTGGCCGTCCCCTGCCCAAGCGCGATACCTCGAGCAGCCATCCCGGTGCGAGCGCCGGCACGGGCCTGACCTGCCCGCATGGTGTACTGGCCGGCTGCGGCCTGCCCCTGCTGTCCGACCTGCGTAGCGGTGAACTCGGCTGCCCGACGGTTGATGCGCGTCATCTGCGCGGCGAACGCCGCGTTCTGCGCCTGCATCTTGAGCTGGTTCTGCTGTGACTTCAGCGAGTAGTACGACCCGATGGCCCCGGTAAACGCGCCGAAGATCGACGCGATGTTGCCGCCGATCTGCAAGCCCTCGGACAGCTGCGAGCCGAGCGTGAACCGTTCGCCGACGGTCGGCACGTCTCCCGGGGTCAGCGAGAACTCTGGACGCATCAATGAGAATTGGCTCATCGTCAGTCTCCTAGCGCAACTTCAAGGGTCAGACCAACTACCGTCAGTGGCAGCGGGTCGGCTTGCCGAATGTAAACTTGACCGCCGGCCCGCCAGGCTGGCTTCAGGTCAACGTCGATTTCGTCGGACTTCAGGCTCGGCGGGGTGCCGTATGGCTCAGTCGTGCGCTGCTTGGCCTCCACAAGCCGGTCAGCCGTCGGGCCCACGAAGATGCCGCTCGACTTAAACACCCGCAAGTATGCCTTGTTGACGTTCTTATAACGCCCCTGCCCGTAACCGTCGATGCTCATCACCGCCGGCAGGGTCTGTAGATCGCTCTCGTAGGGCAGGCCGACGTGGATCAGGACTGCGGCACGGTCGAGCGTCACGGAGCCGCTGGAGACGGTTTCCTGCGGCTGTACGGCCCCGTCAGCGAGGATGCTGACCGTTGCTCCCTCCAAGTGCGCCAAACCGCTCACGGTGTCTCTAGCGAACGCCCAGACGGTCGTGGCGGTGTTGCGCAGGGCGACGGGCAGCGTGACGTCCACGCGGGCGGTCGCCACCGTCGTGCTGCTCGTGCCGATAATGCGAAGTCGGTACTTGTTGCCAGCCGTGTCGGTCAGGACGATGGCGTCATTGACGTCGGTCGTGGCCGGATAAGCGAAGATCGCGCTGCTAGCCGTGATCGTCAGCACGTCGGACGGACCCCAAGTCGTGCCGCCAGAAACAGTTACGGTCGTTGCCGTGGTGTTGGCGCCGTCATAGGTGCAGCCAGAATCCACGAAGAAGCAATTCTCAAGCGTTGTGATATGCCGGCTTGCCATGCGTTCGATGTAGCGCACCGAGTTCCCGTTGATCGTGCGCTTGACGATAACGTACAGGCGGTCCTCATTGCCCTCGGCAACGGCGGTGCACGACTCGTACATGCCAAGCGTGTCGTGCTGCGCCCAGGCGCCGATCTGCTGCTCGGGCATGTAGGTCAGACTCAACAGGTTGCCGTTGCTGCTGACGAACCACAGGATCGGTTGCGGGCTCTTGCTGTAGCACATGTCAACCAACGTCAGGTCATCGAACAGGTGGGCTGCCCGGATGGACAGGTCGCCAGTAATAAACCCGCTGGACTGCCACGAGTAACCGAGCTCGCGCACGTGCCCGCCTCGAGCAGCGCAGTACACGACCGTGTTGTTCACGATCTCGGGCTGGACGTCGTTGGCACCGATGTACGACTGCGGGCGCACGCTGATCGTGGTCGGCGTCAGCGCATCGGAGTTGATCGGGCTGACACGCCATTCCGCGCTGCTGGTCATCAGCAGCAACTGCGTCAGCGGGACGATGTGATTGATTGTGTTGAGTTCGCGGGCAGCCACGCGGATGCTGATACGGTCGCTGTCCTTGACCGGCAACGAGTACGACAGGTCGCTCTCCGTGCCCGAGCGCGTCATCCAGATCGTCTGCGGAGCATTGTTTGTGCCGGCAAAGACGCGCCGCTGCTCGTAGTACGACACTGATCGCGGGTAGTTGTTCGCGCTGCTGAACGGGGTTTCAACAATGGGCGGAGTGATGCCCATGTCAGGCGCGATGTTGTCATCGTCAAACGACGTGGCAGCCGTCTGCCCGATGTATCCATACAGGCCGCTCTGACGCTTGTACACGTTGTACCGGAGCGCCCCCGCGACTGCGCTCCAGCTGATCGTGTTCTTGGCGCCGATGGCGTTCAGGTTGTTGATGACGTTGCCGGTCGGGCTGGCCGCGCTCTCGTCCGCACCGTTCTGCGCAATGGCCGTCACGACGTAGTAGTTGTCGAAGTCGAGGCTCTTGTCGCCGAACTGCACGAACCCGCCGCTCGTCCATGCGGTGTAGGCCGTGGTGTTGACCGGGACGCCCGTGTCGTACGCCTTGACCGAGAAAGTGTTAGTCGTTGGAACTGTGTTGACGAGGTAGAACCCGCTCAACTGCGTCATCGTGCCGCCGTTGATGTACACGCTGTCGCCGATGGCGAAACCGTGGTTGCCGACCGTAGTCACAACACCCGGGTTTGCCTGCGTGATGCCCGTGATGTTGAGCGCGTCACCTCGACTGGCCGTGACCGTTGGGGCTCCAGGCACTGCGACCGGAGCGACGAACGTGATCGTTGTCAGAGTCCACGTCGTGGCACCAAGACGGCGCAGTTCACGCGGCGCGTGATTAGGGTGCACAAGCGTCAGGACGTCGCCAGACTGCACGTAGTGGATCGAGAACAGGTCAGCCTCTTGGTAGGGAGACGGGATCTCGTAGGCGCTTGACGGCAGCGGATACCAGTACGTCGCGTTCGGCGGTGCGTTGCCAGTCGTGGCCGCGATGCAGTAGTAGTTCACCCCACCCGAGGACACCAAATCGCCAACCACGTATGCGGTCGCACCGTTGTAGGCCGCCGGCGACCCAGCCTGCAACGTGCTGCCCTGCGTGTGGAATCGGATGTAGCCCTGCCCAAACTCGAGCACCATCGTCTGCGTCGTGCTGTACGTGAACGGCAGCAGTCGCGTGCGCTTGGTGCTGTCCTTGACCGTTGCAACGTAGAACGTGCCAGGCCGGTTCTCTGCCGGCCCCTGCGGGGTTGGGATGAAGTTCCGCAGCTTGGCGGCTCCGGTCTGGAACTTGATGTCATCAATACGCCCGAACATCTCCGGCGACAGTTCGCCGCCAGCGAACGACCTGTTGTAGATGCGGGTGCTTGGCATAGGTCAGCGTCCTGCGATCCAGCCCGTGATGTGTTCCGGCTTGATGTTGCGCTGGTTGGCGTCAGACATGCGGGCTTGCTGCAAGTACGCCATCATCATCTGCGCCTGCCGCTTGCCCTCAGCCGCGCCCTGATCGCCCTTGATGACCGGGCCGGCAAGCATGGCGGCGAGGTGGTGCGACAGCGCCATGACGAACAGCGGGTCGAACTTGGTCGGGTCCGTGATGAGCGCCTGGTATCGCAGCAGCGCGTTCTCTTGATCGGTATACAGCACCTTGTTGCCGGACGTGTCCGTCTCAATGCTGTACGGCTGCGGCACGTAACGCCCAGCTGCAACGAGCGGTGCGTAGTTGTGCAGGAAGTCTGGGGTATCGCTTGGGACGAACTTGGCTGCGTAGTCGTTCTCAGCGTCGTGCGGCAGCACGCTGACGGCAACCATCATGTTGCCTGGGCAGGCATAGGCGTACTTCCACATGGAGTACGGCATCGAGACCTGCGCGAGCAGTGCGCGACGGGACGCGAAGTTCCAGGCGTGCATCTGAAGCAGGCTGTCCCGGGCGATGGGGTAGAACCGAGCGCAGTGCTCGGCCTGAGCCGACCCTTCCGGCGGGTCGATGCTGGCGATGGAGGCGTCGTCGCCGAGGTGCGCGAGTGCCAGATTGCAGATCTCAACCACGCTTGCCATTCGATCCTCCTAGGAAAAGAGGGGCGCCGGGTGTTTAGGCCGACGCCCCTCCAGAGTCACATGCGTCGTATCAGTCCGCCGTGACGGTGGTCTTGGCTGGCCGGCCTCGCTTGGGTCGCACCACAGGCACGACTTCAGGCTGCTCCGACTGGCGGGGCGCGTCGATGGGTTCGACGTTCCCGTTGGCAGGACCGTTGTACTCGAAGACTTCGCCCTCCTTGCGGAAGCCGTTGTCGATGAAACACGTCACGAGTGCGCGGACTTTCATGTCAGGTCACCGAGAAGCCGCTGGCGTAGAACTTGCGACCGTCCTGGATGTCCATGACGACGTAAGCGCACACGCTGCCGGTGGTCGGGGTGGTTCCGACCGTGGTGTACCGAGCGCCAATGTACCGCTGTCCGGTAGACAGGAGCTGCGGATTGAAACGCACAGAGAACTGCGCGTTCGCCGTCAGGCTTGCCTGCAAGACAGGGCCAGACGAACCGATCACCGTCACGCCAGTTGAGAGAGCGGCGTTGGTCGCGCCGATGATCTCAAACGTCAGGGACGTGAGGTTGTTGTAGGCCGCGACAGTGACGAAGTTCATGAACAGATCAGAGCCTTCGCCAATGTCACGAGCGACCGCCAAATCGATGGTGTCCGTTGAGAGCACCGGAGTGCCGGAAACAGGGAGTGCTGCCTGGCCGGTGATAACTCCCGAGGCCGGGACGGTTCCAGAGACGACGAGATTGTTGTCAAGAATCATTGTGTTAGTTCCTTTCTGTCGGTCCTATCAGGACACGACGGCTTCGGTGTTGACGATGGCATCCACGCGGCGGCACGGAACGCCCTGGAAAGTCAGCCAGCTGTACGGCGTGCCGAACTGCGAGAGACCGTCGTTGACCTTCAGAACTGCCTGGCTCTTATCGAGCGCAGCAATCGCAAGGCCGCTGTGGACGGTGCGGTTCATGTAGAACGCGGCCCGACCCATGCCCATGTTGGGGATGCGGTACAGGGCGCGGCTCATCAGCTTGATGATGGCGGTCGAAGCCGTGGAAGCCTGCGTGGTGGTCTGCGCCATCAGGTCAGCAGTGTTGATGTTGCAGATGCGGACCACGTAGCGCCAGTCCTTGACCACCAAACCGTTCTTCCACTGGTAGCGGGTGGCATACGCCTGAAGACGGGTGCCATCGCTGTTGTAGACGGTCTGCTCGCCGAGGTCTTCGTGGATCAGGCCGGCGCTGCTGCCCTTGGGGAAGGGGCAGTACACGGTCTGGTCACCCCACACGACGAGGTAAATCGACGTGTTGGTGGTGGCATCGCTACCGCCGGCGGTGATGATGTTCTGCGAGTTGTTCGGGCTGCCGGCGCCGATGTCCGAGTAACGCGGCGCGAGGCCGAGGAACTGCTTCGGATCGGTGGCGGGGTTGCCGTAGAACAGGGTGGTGGCCTGAGTCTGGTTCATCGCCTCGAGGAAGGCGACGTCTTCGGACAGGCGGAACTGAGCGGTGTTGCCGTTCAGCATCGCCAGATCCTTGTCCACCTCGCTGCGGGCTTCCAGAATGCCGCAAGCCTCATCGACCTGAGCGGTCGTGCTCTTGCTGTTCGGGATGCCCTGGTTGAGTGCGCGCCAGTACACCGAGGGAAGCCCGGTGCGGATGACGACGCGCTCGCCCGTGGGGAGGTTGCCTTCCTTGAAGACGCAGTCCTCAAGGATTTCGTTCGACTGCGAGAGGAGTTCCGCGATGACCGGGACGCGGCCATCCGGATCGGTGCGCTTGGCCCAGTCGGCAAGCGTCAGATTCGACGTAGAGAGAGTTGCCATGTTGCGATTCCTTTGTAGGGGTTAGTTACGAGTACAGAACATCGGCCAGATCGGAGAACGACTTGGGGCCGGCCTTGGCCTGCCCGGTCGAGCCCGTCACGACACGATCCTCACTGATTGCCTTGCCTGCGCGGAAGAACAACCGGACGATCTCCGGGTGATTCCCCAGCCCAGACTCGTTGAGCAGCGTGCGGAGCTCGGTAGTGCCGAACGCATCCAGCGCCTTCTTGGCAACGGCCAGGTTCTCGGCAAGCGCGGGGCCGCCGAATTCCCTGTCCTGCTTGGATGCCTCCATCCAAGCGCCCTGAACGGCCTGAATCTGAGCCATTTGACGTTCGGCCATCTTCGGGCCCATGACGTCAAGCAGCTTCTGCGCAGCGTCCTGACTCAGCTTGAGTTCCCGTGCGACCTCCGAGTACGCGGTGATGGTGTCACCGTCAAACTCCTGACCTTCAGGAGCCTTGAATTCGTACTTCTCAGGCGTGGTCGGCTTGGCGTCGGCGGGTGCCTCGGCGGCCTTCTCTGCCTGTCCGATCACAGGGGCGTCCTGCGCCTTGGCCGTATCGGCGGGCGCAGTCTGAGGTGCAGACGCCTTCTGCTCGCCATACAACTTCTCCGCCGTCGCGGAGGTGTTGCTGGCATTCGATGATGTGGGCGCCTCACTGGTTGGGGTCGCCAGCATCGTCGTTGGTTCGTTCATTCGTGTGTTCCTTCAACATGACCGGATAAAGTTCCGGGCATACGGCATGGATAATACCAAGTAACTGTAGGCCGTAGTTACGGTTACCTTCAGAGAAGGCCATTGTCATGCTGTTGGTAGCGAACGATGACCGGAATACCCCGGCCCTGTCCAGCAAACGCCACACCATGCGCCGGCCACGCTTGTTGTTCATCAGCCACTTGACGTCGGCGGCCTCGTTCTCGCGCTCGAGGCGTTCACGCTGGTCGCGCTCGGCCTTGTTGCGCTCTTGTCCACGGATATCAAGTGGGTCGTAATTGCTCACGTTTGGACTGTCTGAGATGGCGAATGTTGAACTAGCAACGTCAGGAGATACCGTTGACCTCGTTGACGGTCAGGATCACAGACGGCGTAGCCGGCCTGGTCGGAGTCGATAGCGCGCCTTCGTAGGCAATCGACACGGCGGTATTTGGCGTGGACCAAATGATCTGCGCGTACTGGCCGGCGTTCATGGTCACGAAAAAGTTCCATGCTGCAACCAGCAACCCGTCACCACCACCATGCTTTCTCGGCAGTGTGATCTGTGTATTGCTGTTTGCGACATTGGTTCCGTTCAATGCGAGCCACACGCTTACGTTGTGCTCCGATGAGTTGTCTGTGTTCTTGAACTGGGCGCTGAATTGGATGTTGTAGACCGAAGCGCGTGTCACTGTGATTTGGCTGTTGCTCACAACCGAAACTCCATGCGAGAAGTCGGTTGTGTCGTATTCCATTGGCGTAGCAGTGTTTGCAAGCGCAGTCTGGTTTGACACGTCAAAAAACCCACCCGTATGCGGAGCTTTAGCGAAGATGAGTTCGCTGCCGTCGGGATCTTTCAAGCCAGCGAAATCGCCTGTGGTTGAGTTGTAAAGCCAAGGACCACCGGGCGTCTTCATAAAGTATGGCATTCAATCCTCTCAAACTTCCAGCGCCGACGGGCTGGTGTATCCACTGAACATGTTCATCACGTCAGTCAGGGCGTTCTGCTGTCCGGTCGGAGCCTGCGCCATGTTCTTGACCGTCTGCGACGACTGTTGCAATGCCGCTGACTGCTCCTTGGCCGCCATCGCTTGGTTGCGGGCGGTTCGGATTGCCGCGACCTCCTTGTCGGCGATGATGAGCGACGGGTCCACGCCAAGCATGTCGGCGTAGATGTCGGCCCACTGGTCGCTGTCGAACTTGTCGAGGATGTCCGGCTTCATCGTGGCGATCTGGCCGAGGTTTCCAACGAAGCGGTCAACCGAGTTCGTGCCGATGGCACGCTGCGCCTGGGCGAGCATGCTGACGAACTCGACGTTCAGGTCCATGCCCTGCAACTCCTCGGGTGCCGGCGGGATGATGCCACCCTGCAACATGCGCGTGAACGTGATGTCAACCAGCGGGTCGAGCAGTTCGTTGTGCAGGCGCTCGAGCACTGGCCCGAGCATCAGCAGCTTCTCCTCGTGGCGCTCGGCGACCTCGGTGGCCGTCATGCGGGTGTTCGGCTGACCGGCCAGCATGAGGAACATGTCGGCGTAGAACGCACCACGCACGCGCTCGCGGCAGTCTTGGATGTCGTTCAGCAGGTACTGGAGGTTGAGGTTGACCTCAAACGCAGTCTTGATGCCGGCTGAGGCGCCGTCAACGAACGAGATGCCGCCGGGCAGCGTCTCAACGTCACGGTTCTTCATCGACACGGGCACCTGGAGCGGCGGCTTGGTCTGGTAGTCGATGGCCTGCGCCTTGCGCAACTGCTCGTGCTGTAGCTGCTTGATGTCGCCAAGCGACTCCATGCCCGGGCTGTTGCCATAGATGTCGCCGCCGGCGGTAGCCCAGCGCGGAACGAGCGCGGGGAATTGTTCAAACCCGCTCTCGCGCAGGAACACGCCGTCCTCGCCGCCAACCTCGAAGTACCACGAGCCCCACGCCATGTTCTTGTTGTCGCGCTTCTTGTGGTCGCGGTCGGATCGCGGTTCGATGGCGTGGATGACAGGAATCCACTGGTCGAGCGTGCCGCGATCCCACATGTTGCGCACGGTGACCGAGCAGTTCTTGTAGCCGAACTCCTTGACCATCGCGGCGACCGTCATCTCAAACTCGCGGTACAGCGTGTCAACGCGGCCTTGCGCGTCGGTGGCGATGCAGTACTCGCCCGTCGTAACGGGGTAGTGGTGGATGACGTTCTTGAAGTCGGGCAGAACGATGCTCGTGGCCGTGCCGAACGCGCCGAGTTCCTCGTACATCGTGTGCAGGGCGCGGTAGGTGTTGGACTTCTGGAAGACGAGTTGCATGCGGCGCGTCACGTCATCGAGCCACAACTTGACGGGCTGGTAGGAGTTCAGTTCCGGGTCGGCGGTTGCCAGCCTGAACCACTGCCGCGCTGGGCTTGTGGCGCCCGCCATCATGCCGGCACCGAGCGTGCGCAGTGCGCGGGTGCCGGTGTTGTCGTAGATGTTGTTGTGCCGGCGCCAGCCCTTGTCGCGGTCCTGGCGGAAGTAGCGCCCGTTGCGTGGTAGCAGGTAGGTCGTGATCTCTTGCCAGTGCGACAGCCACGACGCTCGCTCAGACTTGAGCTGCCCCCATCGCGTGAACAACTTGTCGCGGGTAGGTGCGCTTGGGTAGGACTGTGCGTCGCCGGTGTATTCGCTCACGATTACCCTCCGAGGAGTGAACTGCGACCGAGCGCCAAATCCTGCGGGTTGACGCCAGTCGGTCCAGTCAGCATGGTGCTGGTCGGTCCGCCCCCTGCGCCTTCAGCTGCGCCAGCCATGATCTCGCCCATGTTGGGCTGCCGGCGGTTGGCTGCGGCCATAGCCTGGGCGCTGCGTCGCTGCTGCGATGCTGCCTGTGCGCTCGCCTGCGTTTGCGCTTGCCGCTGCTCGCCGAGCGCCTGCTCTTGTGCCTTATCGGCCCGTTCTCCGGCGTACACGGCATACCCGGTTCCTGCCGCCGCTGCCGTTGCTGCCGCTACTGCGGCGATGGTGCTAATCGCTGCCATGTCAAATCTCCTTGGAATGCATCCGCTCGGTCAGAGTGTAACCCATGATGCCGAGGATTCTTGCGGCAGGTGTCTCATCTCGCCCATTCATCACCAGATCGCTCATCGCCACGTACTTCAAACCGCGTTGCTTGGCCTCTCCCTCAAACGCCTGCATGAGCCTGATGCCAGCCATGCCACGATGCGCAGGATCAACCCACCACGCGAGCTCAACGGCTGTCTGAACGTGCGGAGCAAACCAGAGCGGGCCGACCACGCCAAGGATGCCGCCGATGATTTGCTCGCCGTCGAGCGCAACAAACGAAACTCCACAGTCGATGACCGCGCTTATACCGTTCGCTAGTTGCTCGTCGGTCAGATGGTCGTTGATCGACCTGTACTCGCTGAACTGGATGAATTGCCTGCCCATCATCAGCAGCGCAGGAACGTCATCGCGTGTTGCTAGTCGGATCATTCCATGCCCTCGTATGGGTCGTAGTCGCCTGGTCGAGTGTCGATCCGGTCGCGCACCTCGCGTGGGAGTTGCTTGCCCACGGGGAACGCGAACGTCAGCGCCAGCGCGTCGGCGATGTCCGGGCTCGCCCCACCCTGTAGCCGGCGCTTGATCTCGTCCTTGGACTCGAGCACCCGTCTGCCGTTGCTGTCGTACGAGTACGTTGGGGTGGCGAGTTCGGCCTTCAGGAACGGGTCGTTGGGGATCGAGCCGCCCTGCTCGAGCCATTCCCGCATCGTCCACCACATCTCGGTGCGCCTGTTGACGAACAGGCCGGGGTTGTTGGGCTTGCCGCCGAAGTTCACTTCCACGATCCCATAGCCCAACTGGCGCAGGCGGTCGATCACGCCTGCCCCGCCGCCGACGTCGATGAACACGCCGTCCGGGTCGCGCTCCTCGATGACGTTGGCTACCCGACCTGCCAGGCTCATGTTGTCGATGCCTCGGTAAATCTGCGGCTCGAACACGACAAGCCCTTGGCGCAGCACGATCACGCTGCGGTCGTCACCGAACCGGGCCGGGTCAACGCCGACAACCAGCGGAGCGTCCACGATGTCGCCGTCTGAGTATCGGCGCCGTGCCGCTGACTCAGCGTCGGACAGCGTAATGAGCTGATCGTCGCCGGCTGCGCTGAAGTCGCACAAATACTCGCGTGCGAACGCCGACTCTGGCATGTCTCGGCGCAGGCGCTTGACCTCGTCACGGTCGATGGCGTCAGTATCATCGACGGTATAGAGGGCAGACCACCAGTCCTCGAGGCCGTTGGAGCGGTAGAACAGCTCGCTGAACAGGTTGATGCCAGACGGCGTGCCAATGAACATCGCCCAGCCTTTGCGGTCGGACAGGGCAGGCTGAACGATGTCGGTCCAGACCTCGGGCTTGATCTGAGCGACCTCGTCAATCACGCAGCCGTCGAGACGGACGCCGCGCAGGGCGTCGGGGTTGTCGCCGCCGAACAGGCGAATGGTCGCGCCGTTGTGTTTAAACACGACGGCCAGATCGACCTCGTTGATGTCGATGGCCCCGGTTGTGCGCATCGGGCGAAGCTTGTCCTTGAGACGCGCCCAAGCGATGGCCTTGGCCTGGCGCAGGAACGGTGCGATGTACACGAAGAACCCGAGCGGCTGCTTGCATTTCAGAGCCTTGTCCAGAAGCTCCATGATGGCGAGTTCCGTCTTGCCAGCACGTCGGTGCAGCGCGAGAACGGTGAACCTCTTGCGCTTCAGGTGACATTCCCGCTGCCACTGGCGCGGGTTGTAGTCAAGACTTATCGGCACTTGGCACGCCCGTGATGACGGTCAGGTTCACGCCGCCGGCATGGTCCACCCCGACCTTGTCGCCGTACTTCTTGGGGTTCCACTTGGCGAGGAGCTTGAGCCGCGTCTCAACCTGAAGGCGACGCCATGCGACCTCGACCTGATCGGCTGGCTTGGTGTCGGCCAGTTCCTTGCACTCGTCGGCGATCACGTCGTGCCCGTCCTCGCGTGCGCGTGCGATGCGTGCCACAAAGTCTGGATCTTTGTCCATCCAGTGGTACACCGTTCGCCATTCCGGGTTTCCTGGCTGCCTGCACCATTCCCGCAGCGGCTTGCCCAACGTGAGCCAAGCGACCAGGTCGTCGGCCAGGTCTTGCGGTACTGGCTCTGGCGGTCGTCCTAACGGGCGCGGCGCTTGGCTGCCTTCGCCTTGTCCGCCCGCACGAATTTCTTTGCGACGGACATAGGGACGCCGACCTTCTTTGCGAACGACCGGGAGTGTGCTGCCGCCTGCATCAGTCGCTTCTGTGCGGGTGATTTGCTTGGCATCAGGTTTCATTCTTGTATGAAAGATGGATTTCCAGTCCAACGGATTCGGCGATGGCGATTGCGCTGGCGAGGTTGCAGCCCTTGCGCCTGATCTTGGGGGCGTCAGAAAGCAGGCACCGCACGTTGTGTGCCGCCATGCGGTCCTCGGCGTCCATGCGAACAGCCAGCGCGTTGGTGACCTGTCCGGTCTGTGCCATGTGCTCGCGCACGGCGGCCTTCCAGTCATCGAAGCTTCGTACGATCATGGCGTGATTATATCAGTCCTTGGTGCTGTTTATGCCGAAATCTTGGATAGTTGCCGCCCACACTAGGCGTGGTGTTCCCGGCCCCATCCAGCGTGCCTCAATCTCGTCGGTAACGAAGCACCGTGCTTCGACCTGGGTCATGCCCTGATCGTCGCGTAGACGGGCTGCGATCATGTCCGCGCTGTAGACGACCACGGGGGGCCCTGCCTCTCCGGCGCGGGGGTAGTGCACGCCGAGGATGCAGTCATCGAGGCCCGCCAGCAGCACCTGCTTCGACGATGACTTGCGCTTGCGTGCCATGACCGGGATTGTACGGGGCGGCGAGGCGTGCCCTCCACACGGCTGCGATGTTCCGGACGCTCTTGTCGGCGAGATCGTTGCGCACGACGGTCGCTGGGGATTGACCGCCTTCGAGGTATTCGGCGAGCCATCGTCGGTACATGGCCTCGGCCTCGCCATCAGCGAGGCCGTTGGTTCGCAGTTTGGCGAGCGTGAGCTCGCGCTCCTGCTCGACCTTGGCGGTCATCACGGCGATCCCGTCGGCGATGACCTCGTCCTCGGTGACGACCCTCTGCTGTCCGTCCTCCCCCTTGACATACCAATCCCCCGCCCCCGCCCGTTCGACCCGCGTACGCCAGGCTGGCTCGCGCATCAGCAGACGTCGCATCGCGTCTCGAGGAAGGGGGGTAGGGGGGGTTTTGTTTGTAGTTGTGGTTGTGGTTGTAGTTGCTGAAGCCACCCTAGTAGGGTTGCTTGAGC